CGGCTTGGAAACCCGGGGGGTACCTTTTTGGTTTGGGGGTGGTCGTTTATGTGAAGCGTGGGTCCCTTACTTTGGGGACGTAGATGATTTCGTAGGGGCCGCCGTCTTGGCTGAGGGCGTCCATGATGTCGGGGCCGCAGGGGTCGCCTGCCATGGCCCATCCTTTGCCTTGGCGTTGGAAGGCGTAGCCTCGGTTGCTGAGGACGACGGTGCCGTCTGGGTAGTCGCGTGCTTCTAGGGTGCCGTATTGGTGGGGCTGTCTGATGGCTTCGGCTGCGAATTGGCGGTGGAGTGCTGCGCCTAGTGGGGTTAGGGTTTTCATTTTGGGGGTTCCTTTCTGCTGTGCTGACGGTGTCAGTGTATGTCACTGGTAGTCGGGTGTCCAGCCGAGGTGCGACAGCCGACTGTAGTCTCCCTCACGCCTGAGGAGGACGTGGCCGGTGCGGCCTTCACGGTTCTTCGCCACGTAGACATCCATCCTGGTCCAGTCGACCACCCCGTTCTCACTGGGGCAGGAGAGGAGCATGACGACATTGGCGTCCTGCTCGATGTTCCCGGACTCCCTGAGGTCGCTGAGGTTGAGTTCCCCGTTGGGGCGGGCTTCTGCTTGCCTGCCGAGCTGGGCTACGGCGATGACGGGTATCTGGAGGTCCTTTGCGAGGTTCTTGAGTGTTCTGGTGTATTCGCCGATGAGTTCCCAGCGTTGGCGGCGGTCTCCGGGGGCGGCGTTGATGAGGCCGATGTAGTCGACGAAGGCTGCTTTGAGGCCGTGTTCGCGGTGGAGGAGGCGGGTGGTGGCTACGAAGTCGCCAATGGTGAGGTTGGCTCTCTCGTCGAAGTGGAGGGGGAGTTGTTTGAGGATGGGGGCGGCGGCCTCCATGCGGGCTTGTTCGTCTTTGGTGGGCCAGCGGCGGCGGGTGACGGCGTCTCCTGGGACGTCGGCGACTTGGGCCATGATGCGCCCCCAGATTTCTGTGCCACTCATTTCGAGGCTGGCGAGGTAGACGTGGCCGGTGTCTGCGAGGTTGAGGGCGGCTTGGAGGGCGAGGATGCTGTTGTGTGTTGGCACCATGGTGTGCCCGGCTAGGTACATGTGGTCTTCGTTGTCGACCTGGATGCAGCGAACCGGGACTGACTTAACGGGTTCGCAGGCGGTGATGTAGCGGCGCAGGTTGCGTCGCCTCTCCGGGAGGCGGTCCGCTTTCCTGGGGAGTGTCATGTGGTTGCGGGTGACCATGGCGTGGATGAGGTATGCGGTTGAGTGAGCTTCGTCTCGGCCTTGGACTCGCTTGGTTTTCATTGTGGGGCGCAGCGCGAGGGTGCGCATCAGTTCCATGACGCTATCAGCGAGGGCCTTGTCGACGGTCGCGTACTCCATTTGGCCCGTGGTGGCTACGTATCCGTCTGAGTCGAGGATTCCACGCAGGAGTTCGAGGCGCTGCTTTTCGCTAGCTCGTAGGTAGATGGCGGGGATGTGCTTGTTCTGGAGCACTCCGAGTGCGCGTAGGCGGGCGGCCGAGTTGTCGTCTCGGGTGCCGATTGGCTTGTTGGAGAATCTGACTCGGATGCAGCTATCGCTATCCCTGTGAACTGATGTGTAGTAGCCAGCTTTGTCCATGTGGGCTACGAGGGAGTCGGCGTCTTTATCCCAGACGGTTATCTCTGGGGTGCGTGAGGTGCCGTCGCCGAGCCAGTAGCCGAAGATGTACGGGTCGATGGGGAGGTCGGTTTCGCGGGTGTCGATTGGGAGGATGTCCGGAAGTGAGTGGTTGGCTCGCCCGTCCTTGCACCGTACGGTTTCGGCGATCTCCTGGGTGGTGACGACGCCCGGGAAGTGCTGTCTCTGGTGGTGGGCGTACGGTGACGTATGTGTGGCGTGCTTGCTGGCTGAGGTGGCCTTGCGTGATGCCCGGGTCTCAGTGAGCCACTGGTGCTGTGCGTCGGCGGTGATGGTTTCGCCGTCGTTGAAGGTGATGTTGTAGCAGGGGCGTCCGTGCATGACTTCGGTGGCGGCTACGACGGTGGTGGGTTTTCCGTCCATGCCGATTACCTGGTCGCCGACTTTGATCTTGCCCATTGTGGTCCAGCCGGTGGGTGTGGGAATGGGTGTGTCGAGGGCTAGCGCTTTGCCCGCTCCTGGCCTAGCTCCGACGATGTAGAGGCCTCCTGGTTTCCATCCTCCGAGGAGGTCGTTTAGTTCGGGCCATGGTGTTGGGGTGAAGGGTTGTTGTTGTGTGGTGAAGTTGGTGATTTGGTTGAGGCATGCCTGGTTATCCACAAGGGTTGTGGAGCCTGTGGATACGTGGTTGAGGAGCTCTCGCACTTCGGCTTCGGCGTCGGAGGCATCCCCACCGGCCTCGATGATCTGTAGGCCCCGCGTGCACGCCTCCTGGAGGCCCCGCCTGGCGGACTCGTTGATGAGCTTGTCCGCGTAGACGGAGGCGAGTGCCTCGGCCGCTACGGGAGCGGCCTGGAGGCAGTCGAGTAGGTAGTCGGCGTCGACGCGGGCTTCCGTGATGGTGGGGAGCTTGTCGACGAGGAGCATGGGGTCGAGGCCCTGGGATGGGTTCTTGGCCTTGTAGTCCTCAATGAGCCCCCAGATGGCCCGGTTGCGGGTGTCGGCGAAGTGGTAGGGGGCTACGACGTCGAGGTCTAGGAGGGCAATCCGCGACCCGGAGAGGGCGATGCCGATGACGGCTGCTTCTAGGTTCATTGTGGTGGTCTGGTTGGGCGGGGGCCGCCAGCAATGGGTGGCCCCCGCGGGGGTTAGGCGTAGTCGACGATGTGGTCGGCGATGCGGATGAGGTCTACGAGCAGCCAGGTGAGGACTGCCGGGTCTTCAGATCGCACGACCTGCAACATGGCGATTTGCCTGACGGACGGCGGGTTGAACACGGGATGCGTCATGGGGGCTCTGTTTTCGAGGATTCTCGCCACGCGGCGGGCTTCCTCGAAAACGGTCAGCGCGCTGATGGTGAAAAGCGTGTTGGCGATCTTGTTGGAGACGATGATTGAGGCGGTCGCGAGCTCTGTAAGTGTGGTGATGTTGAGGGTGTCGCTTCTTGGCCCCGAGCAGGCGTTCAGTGCGGAGCCGACGAGTGTGGCGGCGCCTTGTGTTGTCAGGTTTGTGCGTGTTGGGGCTATGAGGTGGTGCCACTTGTCTGGGCCTGCGAATGCCAGGATGGCGGGCATTTCGTCGATCATTGGGGTGTTCCTTTCAAGAGGTCAGGCTGCGATGAGTTCGCGGTCGTTGGCGACGATGGCGCATGCGGCCTGGTAGGCGACCATGGCGATGGTCTCTTCACGGTATTCGATCTCTGTCGGCGTGGCGTCGTCGGTGTGCAGCCAGTATGGGGCTGCTTCTCCAACGGCTTCGATGAGTCGCTTGATGCGTTCGTCTGTGTCGATGTTGAGGTCTAGTCGGTCGAGCGGGTAACCGCCGCGGAGGTTGAACTCTGCGCAGCTGGAGGTGATTGTGATGCTAGCCCGGTTGACGCCTTTGTGCATGTCGTCGAGCTCGGGGAGGCAGAGGCGGAGTATGTGGTTGGCCTTTATGGTGATGTCCTTTCTGGAGAGGACTGCGATCTGTTTGTTCTCTGCGGCGACTTTGAGGGCGCGGATGGACCAGCAGAGGTCTGACGTGCAGCTGGTGAGGATGATGAGGTTGGATGCTGGGTCGCTGTCTCGTGCGGGGTGTGGCCCCAGATTGTGGGCGGTATCGAGTGTGTCGTAGATGGCCTGTTCGCGCTCGCTGGTGCTTGGGGTGAGCATGATGGTTCCTTTCGGTTGTGGCTGACGGTCGAAGAGTAGGCTCCCCTGTCTCGGGCTGTCAAGCTCTGCCGCAGTGCTTGTCAATTTTGGCGGCCCATTGAGGCCATGCGGGGCTGTTGGGGAGCCCCATGTAGGGTTTCCAGTAGTTGATGTACCGGTTGGGGTCGATGCCTGCGTCGAGGCAGGCGTAGCCGAAGTCGTCGCGGGTGAGGGGTTTACCTGTTTTGGAGTTGATGACGGGCGGTGGTGTGCCGTCGCTGGTTTCGGGGTTGGTGAGTTCATCTTCCCAGGAGCCTGCCCTCAGCCAGGTGCCGGGGTAGGGGATGTATTGGGGGGCGGTGCCCTTGGCCCTCCAGTTGGCGACGTGCTGGTGGAGGGCTTGGAGGAGTTGTTCGGGGGCGGCCCCGGTTTTGAGGGCGGCCCGGTAGGCTTTCTCGGCGTCGCGTTTCTTGACTTTCTTGGGGTAGGCGGTCCACCACTGGTCGAAGCCGTCTGCGGGCTTCTGGGCGGGTTTCTCGACGGGGGTGGGGTCTGGTGCGGGTGTGGGCTCGTTGGACTGCTCCTGGGGCTCCTGTGGGGTGTCGTAGCTATATCCGCGCGCCTCCTCTTCGCGTTTGCGCACGGGGCCGTCATCCCAGTCTTCCATAAGCCATGGGTGCCACCTGTAGAGGTTTGTCCGATTGGTTACTTGGTCGCGTCTATGTGTGACAGTGATGACGCCTTCGCTAGTTAGGCGTTTGATGGCGCGGCGGGCTGTGGACTCCGATACGCCCGCCTTTTTCGTTATGGTGGCGATTGATGGCCAGCAGCAGATGGCGTTGTCGAGCTCTGGGTTGGGGCTCATGTGGTCGGCCAGGGCGACGGCGACCATGCGGGCGGGGCCTGTGATGCGGGCCGGAAGGTTGAGGGCTTGCGTGAGGGCTGCGAATGACATATTATCTCCTTTGCCTACCTCCGGGGGGTCTGGGTTGCTTGCCCCAGGCCCCCCATTTTCTTGTGATTTAGTTCTTGGTGGCGGCTTCTCGGTTTGAGACAGTGACTCTGGCGGTGAACCCGCTACCGTAGTAGCCGTTGCCGTCGTTGCCCTGGCATTCGACGAGGGGGAGGCGTTCGTCTTCAACGATGACGAACAGTGTGTAGACGGTGTCGCTGTACTCGGTGTCGTCCACGTCGTGGGATTCCACTTCGGCGGACATGATGCGGGCGGTCGGGGTGCCGCGCTTGAACATGCTGGTGATGTCGTAGTCGCCGGAGCCGCAGCAGCAGCCGTAGTTGCCCTCGAACTCCAGGCGCGTGCCGTCATCGAGGATCATGGTGTCATCCACGATGCTGGTGACGTAGCGGCCCGCGAGGATGGGGGTGAAGTCGTCGCTGTCGTAGTAGGTCTTGGGGTTCATGGCTAGTTTCCTTTCTTCACGGTGGGGCGGTTGTCGGGCAGCTTGTAGGTTCCGTCAAGGAACCCGGTGATGAGTTTCTGCTGGCCCAGTGTAGTCACGAGCGGTGTGACCCGCTCGATGGAGCCACTGCTGGTGGTCACCAGTGTGACATGGGAGCGCAGGTAGCCCTTACTTACGGCCCAGTGGGTGGGGTTGTTCCAGAGGCGGCCGCGGTTGTTGCAGAGCCACCCGTTGCTGCGCAGCCATTCGAAGAGGCTGACGGGGCCGATGGGCTCTCCGGCGGCGGCGATGGCCCCGGCTACTTGTTTGATGAGGAGGTCGGCGTTGGATGCTGTGAGGGTCTTGGAGTACTGGACGTGGTGCTTGTCGGCCTCGATCTGGGCTTCGGCAGACTCGGCTCGCTGCTGTGCGGCTTCGATGGTCTTCTGGGCTTCGATGAGGGCGGCGGCCATGAGTTCGGCGCCTTCGAGGCGGGGCTGGAGGCTGTAGGAGCCGGTCTTGCGGATGCTGGGGAGGACCTCTCCAGTGACCCACTCCTGGAACTTCACTGCCTCGGGCTTATCGGAGCGCAGTACCACTGAGTACATGCCAGCCTCGGTAACTACGGTGACCTTCTGCCGTCCCCCAGGGGTATCGATCAGATCGACCCCCTTCATCGAGTCCGAGAGGCGTCGGGCCACGTCGGAGGAGTTGTTGATGTTGAGGGCCTTGCAGAGGTCAGCGAGGACGAAGCGGGGTTCGCCGTCGGGGCCGATGAGGGTGCGGACCTGTTGAGACTGGAAGGTGTGGACAACGATGTCGGTCATGGGTATCTCCTTTTTTTGAGTTGTCGGTCGTTGTGAGTCAGACGGTAGCAGATAGAAAACGCCCCCCGCAAGAGAGGAGATACGTGCTCTTGCGGGGGGCTACATCGACCGACTCCAGTGTAGCAGGGTGCAACATCGGCGCGCTCCCCCTGTCAGAGTGACTGGGGGGGGGTGTCAGAGTGACACCCAAACCTGTAATAGAACCTATTAAGAGAAACACTCTCTACGCGCGTGCGCGCGCGTGTGTGCGCGAGGCGTCGAAGCAATGACGAAGAACGTGCTCCAGAGCACAACGCTCTCCTTGCGTCGCTGACGTCGATCACGTACAGTAGCGACTGTCAGCGTTCCCTGAGAGAGAAAACACGATGAATGATCGCATCCCGCCAGTGCAAACAATCAACTTCGATGACTTCTCGTATCCGATCTCCCTCAAGGATGCCGCCAAGGTTTTGCGGGCAGTCACGCATTCATCAGACATCTCCCTTGGAGGACTACATGCCATCTGCATCCAAGCTGGCTGGCTGAAACGAGGAACCCATCTTGAGGTTGAGGAGACCGAGGAAGGTAAGCGCAATGGCGTAACTGTTGTTGATCGCGCTGCGCGGCTTTCGCGCACTGGGTTCGCTCGCCTAGTGTCCCTGTTCCCCGCAACCTACTGGCTGTAACCGCCAGTTCGTCAGCTACCCCCGCCATGAGGCTCAGCGGCTCTTGTGGCGGGGGTTTCATTTGCGGGGTTGCATCCACGCATGATCTCCTGCTAAGCTTCAAGTGCTGACAGAGGACCTGTCGATCCTGCTCACTCCTTGAGTTTTTCCTTTCCTCGGAGTTCGAGCCCAGTGGTCGACAGGTCCTCGCCCTTTGTGCTACACTTGCCTAGTCAGTCCACCCCACTGAAAGGAACGAGACCATGCCAGGAGTCCTCCTCGACTGGAGTCGAGACCAGCACTGCGTCATCTGCAATCGTCCGATGCGTCCTCGCGGCACAACCAAGAACGACATGCCCGGAACCGTCTCCCACGCCTCACATGGTGAATGCTCTGCGTGCCAGGCCCAGAGGAAGCGCGACGAGGTGAAGGCTGCTGAGGGGGAGCGTAAGAAGCGATACCCGACGGCACGTCAGCTCCTCGAACAGGGCCACCCCTGCATCATGGGTGTTGTCAAGCCCAAGAGCACCAAGAAAGGCACTTGGAGCCACCGCGTCGTCCAGCCGTGGGAGATCGAGGGGAGGGTCTACGCATGACTCCTGAGGAGATCGCGCACATGCATTCGGACCTCGTCCTCGCTGACCTGGATCAGGCTGCTGATGATCTCGTTGAGGCCCTGAATGCTATGCGTGAGACTGGTGCGGACGCCCGTCCGCCTCTTGCCCGTAATGCTGCCCAGAGTGCTGCTGCGGACGACAGGGACGGGGCGGTGGAGGAGCTGTTCATTCAGATTTCTACGCTCCTGAGCGACCGTTATGGCCTCTATGTCCGATTCGATATCGACACTGTGAGTATCTGATGGCGTGGCAGAAGAACTCTCGTAGGCGGAAAGAGCTACCTAAGGATTGGGGTAAGATTCGTGAGCGTGTTCTTGTGCGTGATGGGCGTTGTTGTGTTTTCTGTGGTGCGGCGGCGAATCAGGTAGACCACATTTTCCCGGATGGGCCGCATGTCCCGGAGAACCTCAGGAGTCTGTGCCAGCACTGCCACATGGTGAGGACGCAGGAGCAGGCTGCGGAGGCTCGGCGGCGCCGCTATAATCGTCGCAACAAGACCAAAGGCCCACGGCCGAAGGCCAAACACCCCGGTTACTTGTAGGAGGCGACGATGGGAGTTAAAGGCCCCATTCCTAAGCGGTCCACTGAGGGGCACCGCATCACCCAGGCGAGGAAGTTCGAGCACGGTGTCGAGCCGGTGAACGTTATCGCCGATAAGGTTGAGCCGCCTGAGCCTGACCCTGGTTGGCATCCGATCGCGGCCAAGCTGTGGGAGTCGGTCAAGCAGTCCACGTTCACCCGCTACTACGAGCCGTCCGACTGGATCGTCCTCTACAGTGCGTGCGATGACTTGTCGAACTACAAGAAGCAGGAGCGGCGTTCGCCGACGATGCTGGCGGCGGTGAACACGATGCTCACGAGTCTGCTTCTGACTGAGGGTGATCGTCGTCGTGTGCAGATCGAGATCAATCGGATTGATGAGTCGGAGGCTGAGTCGGCTGGTGTGACTGCGCTTCAGGCGTGGGCTAAGGCCAGGGCTGCGAAGTGACCGGTACGCTCCCTGCACCCCGGGAGCGGACGGATACGCTTCCTGTGGAGCTTCCTAAGCGGACGCTCGGCTATCATGCGGCGGCTTGGATGATGGATAACCTGATTCAGCCGAATGGTCCGCGTGCTGGGCAGCCGTTCATTCCGACGGATAGGCAGATTGAGTTTCTGGCTCATTTCTACGCCCTGACTAATAGGGGTTCCTTTGTTTATCGGCAGGGAATTAGAAGGTTAAGCAAGGGAAGTGGCAAAGGGGTGACTCTCGTCACACCCATCCTCACCTCTCAGGGGTGGAGGAAGTTCGGCGACCTTCGCCCCGGCGACTACGTGTTCCACCCCTCAGGTAAGCCAACCATGGTCACGAAGACCCATCCCATCGACCAGTGGGACACATGGGAGGTTGAGCTCTCTGACGGGACTGTAGAGACCTTCACCGGCGAGCACCTGTTCACGGTCGATGAGTTCGTGGGCTCCTCGAAGCGTAAGCGTCGCACCCTGGACGTGCGCACCATGGCCCGTGAGGGGCTCGTGTATGACCGCCCGCTCACGAAGGGTTCTACGAAGGCAACGAAGGCAGGCGTAGGTAAGTTCGCTCTCCCTGAGACTGAGCCCCTGGAGTTCCCCGAGCGGGACCTCCCTGTAGACCCGTGGGTGCTGGGCTACTGGCTCGGCGACGGGTCTACGGGCCTAGGGAACATTACCTGTGATGTGGACGATCTGCCTCATGTTCGTGAGTGCATGCAGGCCGCTGGGTATGACATTGGGGCCATAGGCGCCAAGAAGGAAGGCGGCCGAGGTCGCAGTGTCGGCATCCTGAAGCTGGCTGCTGATCTTCGTAGTGCTGGTGTCCTGAACGACAAGCACATTCCTGAGGAGTACCTCTACGCCAGCGTGGAGCAGCGCAGGGCTCTCATTCAGGGGCTCATGGACTCTGACGGCTACGTGGACACGAAGGGCTCTGCGGAGTATTGCCAGGTGCGTAAGCAGATCGCTGACGGCATGGCGTTCCTTCTGCGTTCCATGGGCGTGAAGGTGAACGTCAGGGAGTCTGAAGCGAAGCTCTACGGTCGCGTTACCGGCCCTCGCTATAGGCTCGCCTTCAAGCCCTACAAGCACCAGAACCTCGTGACCCTTCCCCGGCGGGCGGAGCGGGTGCGTGAGATGCGTAGGAAGCCCATTCCGCGCGTCATCAAGGACGTGCGTAGGGTAGCGCCGGTTGATGCCCGCTGTATCACTGTGGAGGCTGAGGACGGGCTCTACCTGGTGGGGGAGACCATGGTCGTCACCCACAACTCCCCATTCGCGGCGGCTATGTGCCTGTTCGAGCTCCTTGGGCCGTGCCGGTTCGACCACTTCGATATGCACGCCCCGTTCGGGGTGGTGGCGAAGCCGATGCGCATGCCGCTCGTGCAGGTGGTGGCTGTGTCGGAGTCGCAGCCCCTAGCACTCGGTACTAAGGTGCCAGTAGAGGGAGGTTGGAGCACTGTCGGCGACCTAGAGGTCGGCGATCTGGTGTACGGCAGTGACGGTCAGGCTACGCCTGTGCTTGGAAAGACTCGGGTGTTCACTGACCGTAGGTGCTACCGCGTCGAGTTTGATGATGGCACCACTGTCGTGACTGATGGCGGGCATGGCTGGACTGTTGAGCGCAGAACCCCGCATGGTGATGCGTTCGAGAAGGTGGACCTCTCCACCGAGGAGATCAAGGCATATCTGGCTGGCGGAAGAAACCGCAGCATTAGGGTGCCACTAGCGCCCCGCAGAGGAGGCGCCCCTGCACCGCGGCTGGTTTCCCCGTACATGCTGGGGTACTGGCTGGGAGACGGAGCTCGCAACGGGTCAACGTTCGCCGTCAACTGGGCGTACAGGGAGGAGATCGAAGCCGTCTTCCGCGGCGAGCTGGAGTGGTGGGACGACATCAACCCTCGGTACGTCAAGAAGAGCGAGGGAACCCTCTACGTCCGTCGGCGTCGTCAGATGTGCCCAAGGGGGCATTCGTATGCCGAGGGCAGCCCGAACCGCACTACCAGCAGCAGCGGCCACCCCATGTGCCTCAAGTGCAACAAGGGGAGGCGCGAGGGGATGAAGGATGCGAAGCTTCTCTCGTTCCGTGAGCGCCTCCGCGAACTCGGCGTGCTAGAGGACAAGCACATCCCCACCTCCTATCTGCGTGCCTCCTATGAGGATCGCCTGGCGCTCCTTCAGGGCCTCGTGGACTCAGATGGCTATGTGTCCGAGAAGGGGCAGGTGCAGTTCACAAACACGAACGCACGCATTCTGACGGCGTTCATCGAGCTCGCTGAGTCTTTGGGACAGAAGTGCTTCGTGCATAATGGCGACCATGGGTCGCGCGTGGTGAAGTTCATCCCGCAGCCGGGCTTCCCTGCTGCGCGCCTGTCAAGGCATGTGGCGCGTCTGCCGAAGGAGTCTCGCCCCTTGTCTGCTTACCGTCGTGTCGTGGCAGTGAAGGCTGTCCCATCGGTGCCGGTGCAGTGCATCCAAATTGGTACGGAGGACCATCTCTTCCAGGTTGAGAGTGGGGTGCTCACGCACAATACTGCTAACACGATGCGCATGGTTCGTGCTTTCTGTCAGAAGAAGGGTGCTCTGGCACGGAAGTATGACCTGGACCCGGGGAAGACGTTCATTGAGACCCCGGGTGGTGGGCGCCTTTCGCAGATGACGTCGTCGGCGACATCGATGGAGGGTGGTGAGGTGTCCTTCGTCGTGGGGGATGAGCTTGAGCACTGGCTCCCAGCCCAGGGTGGCCCCGCCATGCTGGAGACGATCCAGCAGAACGCCGCGAAGATGGGTGGCCGGTTCGTGGGCACCTGTAACGCGTGGATTCCTGGCGAGCAGTCGTCGGGTGAGTCGGTCTTCGAGGCGTGGTGTGACCAGGAGGATGGGCTCACCAGGGGTAAGACGAGGATTCTCTACGACGCGCGTATCGCCCCGCCGAACACGGTTCTGACTGACGAGCCAGCTGAGGGGCAGGTTGGGCTGACTGAGGCTCTGAAGTACGTGTATGAGGATTGCCCGTGGGTGAATCTGGAGTCGATTAAGGAACAGATTTGGTCGCCGGAGTACCCGGAGTCGCGGTCGATTCGGTTCTTCCTCAACCGGCCGAATGCGGCGGAGGCGTCTTGGATTACGTTGGAGGAGTGGACGCAGCTGCGTAAGCCTGACCGGAAGGTTGAGCCGGGTGAGCGGATCGTCATGTTCTTCGACGGCTCTAAGAGCAACGACCACACGGCCTTGGTTGGGTGCTGCATGGAGGATGGGCACATCTTCAAGATTGGGCACTGGAAGCCGGAGAAGCCGCTTGGTGTGGTGAATGTGGCTTCCGTTGATGCGGCTGTGCGTAAGGCGTTCGAGACCTATGAGGTTGTGGCGTTCTGGGCGGATGTGCGTGAGTGGGAGTCGTTCGTGCGCACTAGCTGGCCGGAGGACCTTGGGGAGAATCTCATCTGCCATGCGGTGAAGGGCGGCATGTCGGCGTCTCCTATCGCCTGGGATATGCGGTCGCACTCCTACCAGTTCGCTGAGGCGGCGGAGATCGCGTTCGCTGAGATTCAACAGAAGACGTTCACCCACGATGGGGATAGCGCCCTGGGTGAACATGTGTCGAACTGTCGCGTGAGCGAGTTCCGTGGGCGCTGGTCCGTGAAGAAGGAATCCCCGAAGTCGTCGAAGAAGATCGACCTGGCGGTCTGCATGATCGGCGCCCGCATGCTGTATCGTCATGTCAAGGACAGTAAGGAGTGGGCCGACATGAACCAGCCGAGAGGCGGATGGGGTATCTTCCTATGAGCTTTGAGAAACTGGCCGCTTCCGGCGCGTACCGCCCGAACACCTACGAGGCCTACTACGAGGGCAAGAAGCGCCTCGACGCGGTGGGGATCAGCCTGCCGGAGAAAGCTAGGGTCCTGGAGCTTCAGGCCCCGTTCGCGAAGATGGCCGTGGACGTGCTCACGGAGATTCTCATCCCGGACGGCTACCGTGTCGCCGACGACGAGAAGACCGGTGTCGTTGATCTGCTCCGGAAGGTGTGGCAGTCGAATGACATGGATTCGCAGTTCAATCTGGCTGCGAGTGAGGCGATTGCCGCTGGTGTCGCCTACTGGGTGATCGCTCCCCCGGATGGTACGCATGAGTTCGCGTCGATCCGTGCTGTGGATGCGAAGCATGCCCGGGTGCGGATCAACTTCCGTGGCGAGCTCATCGAGGGCATGGTCATCTACCGTCGCGATGACGGGAAGGTGGGGGCCACCTACTACACGCCTGATGGCGTCCAGTTCTGGGTGAAGGGCAACTACGGGTGGAAGTCCGACGGGTCGGGGCGTGAGGACTCGTGGGGTGCTTCCATCGTCCCGATGTTCAACCGTGCCCGCATCAACGATAAGTATGGGCGCTCTGACCTGCGTGAGCTTGCGGGGGTCATTGACGCGGCCTCTAGGACGCTGACGAACCTTCAGATGGCGCAGGAGGTCGCGGCCGCCCCTATGCGTGTCGTTATTGGGCGCGGCGCGGATGACATGATTCGCCAGTACCCGGACAAGATGCAGGCGTACATGGGTAACCTGATGGCGCTCCCCGAGGGTGCGGACATTAAGCAGCTGACTGGTATGGCGTTGGATCCATTCATCAACGCGTACCGGTCGTATGCGCTTCAACTGTCCGCGATGACGGGTATTCCGCCGTCGATGATGGGTGTGTCCTCGGACAATAACCCGACCAGTGCTGAGGCTCTGCGTGTGGCGAAGGACCGGCTCATTGCCCGGGCGGAGAATAAGCAGCGGCAGTTCAGTGACTCCTTGGAGAAGGTCGGTCGTATCGTCGCGCAGGCTCACGGGAAGTCGCTGAAGGGGCTTGAGGCTCTTGAGGTGGTGTGGCGTGATGCGGCGGCCCCGTCGACGAGCGCCCAGATGGCGACCGCCCTTCAAGCCCAGTCTCAGGGCGTGATCGGTGAGGAGACGGTCCGCGAGTTCATGCACCTGACTCCGGAGCAGCTGCGCCGCGAGAAGGTCCGCTCCCAGGAGATGGACGCGCAGGCGGGGCTGGATATGCCCCCGGCACCGGAGATTCCGGAGGACGCCACCAAGGAGGAGGGGGAGGAGCCCCCGGCGAATAAGAAGCCCCTGGAGTCGGATGATTTCTCGGAGAACACGACTGATGCTAGGGCGAAGGGCGTGAAGAACCAGAAGAAGGCCGCCAAGTGAGTGAGGCGCTCTTCTATTCGATCCTGCGCAGTATCGTGATGCTGTTCCGGCGGCGGGTTGAGGAGGTGACTAGGCCGCTGGAGAATCTTCCTGAGCCTCCTCCGACGGAGCATGTGGGTGAGTTGCTGACTCCTCTGGTGTGGGCGGCTAGGAAGCAGGCGTGGGCGGCTGCGGCGCTGTTTCTGCGTGGGCAGGCCCGCAACCGCGGGGCTGCCGAGTCGTGGATTCCTCCGCAGCCTGGGTATTCGCCGGATACGGTGCGTCGCACTATCAGGGAGGTGCGCGGTAATGACGGGTCTCCTGAGGGGTACAGGAGGCTCCAGCAGCGCCTTCAGGGGCATGTGCTGGCTTCTGCGCGGCGAACGATCGCTGACGCTATCGATACTGCCCCGGATTCGGTTGATCTCCTTGACGGGGCTCTGGACGATCTTGATGAGCGCCTGGGCGGGTTCTCCGAGAACACTCGGGAGGCGATCAAGCGGGACATTGAGAAGGTGGAGCGCCGCCGTCGCCCGGCCATGTCCTTGGATGAGGCGTTCGACAAGATTGCTGAGCGCGTTGATGAGGCGATCAAGACTCTGGATGAGGAGGCGCTGGTTAAGGATCGGCACCGGAAGATGAAGGTCTTCTCGGATGTGCCGGACCGGTACCGGCGCGATCGTCGGGGGAACCTGATTGTGCGGCCGTTCGCGTTCGCCAGGGTGACGCACCCGAACAAGAACGGGCCGTGCGGGTTCTGTGCGATGTTGGCGTCCCGTGGCCCGGTCTATAAGACGTCCGAGTCGGCTGGTCTGCGTGTGGACCGATTCCACGAGAACGATTTCTGCACGATTGTACCGGTTTTCACCTCAAAAAACTGGGAGGGGAAGGAACAACACAAAGAGTTCGAACACGTGTACAATGAGGTCGTGAAGGACCATGACCTTCATGGCTCCGAGGCCCGACGGGCCATGGAGCGATACTTCCGGCAACAATTGAAGGAGCGCAAGGCGTGACAGGCACCCCATCACAGCCAGCACCCGCCGTCGATGACGCGCAGGCGCCGGACGAGCCCATCAGCACCACGGACTACAAGGCCGACGAGCCGGAGACCAAGGCGGAGGAGACCCCCGAGGAGCCTGAGGTGAAGGCCGACGAGCCCGAGGTGAAGGAACCCGAGAAGACGGAGCCTCCCGAGGAGCCGAAGGTCAGCGTCGATGACCTCCGCGCCCAGATCGAGGAGCTCAAGTCAGTCATCGCAGCTAAGGAGGCCGCCGAGAAGGAGGCCGCCGAGCATGCAGCCAAGGTTGAGGCCCTCAAGAAGGCAGACATCCCCGACATGTTCGCCCGTTTCCTCTCGGGCGACAAGGACTCGTGGCAGGAGCAAATCAATGCCCTGACCACGCTGCGCGGGCAGGCATCAACCGCTCCCGCCGCACCATCCGTCCCCCGCGACCCTGCGGTGGACGCCGATTTGGAGACCGAGGACGAGGGGCTCGCTGAAGCCTTAGAGTTCTTCGGGTTCTCCGACTGACACAGAAGGAGGGCTAGATGCCTGCACCTGCGCAGAATAGCGACCAGGTCGAAGCCAAGATCGAGACAGTAAAGAAGATTCTCGCGGCCAATACGGGGAACGAGGCTGCGTTTCCCAAGACCGTCGTCAAGGGAGTCTGGGACAATGCCCTGAAGGGTTCTGTTGTTCAGGGTCTCGCCGGGTCCGTTCCGGTGTCCATCAACGGTACCGCGATCCCGATTCCGGTCGGTCAGCCCACTGCCGGTATCGTTCAGGAGGCCGGTCTGAAGCCGGTCGCTACTCTTGAGTCGAAGGTCAAGACCGTTACGCCCGTGAAGGCTGCGGTCATGATCCTGTACTCGGAGGAGACCGCTAAGGCGGACCCGCTTGGCGAGTACGGTCGTATCCAGAAGGCTCTCGGTGAGGCTATCGCCCGCGCCATCGACACTGCTGTTATTCACGGCGTGGATGCGACCACGGGTGCTGCGATCACCGGTAAGGAGGCTCTTGTCTCCACTACGAAGTCGGTTGAGCTGGACCTGGCTTCTACGGCTACCGGCTACTTCACCAAGCAGCTGTCCGCCGCCTACGACCTTGTCACCCTGGATGACTCTGATGAGGCGGAGTACGGGTTCGATCACTTCCTGCTCGCCCCGAAGTTCCGCTCCAACCTGGTGAATGCCCTGGATGCTCAGGGTCGTCCTCTGTACCAGTCGACCCCAGACATTACTGCCCAGTTCGGTACTGTCCTGGGTGTGCCTGCTACTTACTCTCGTGCCGTTTCCGGCTACGAGAAGGCGAAGGCTGGTGCTGCGAAGCTCCTCGGTATCGGTGGTGACTTCAAGGATGCTCTGCGTCTGGGGTTCGTAGAGTCAATCTCCTACCGTGTCGCTAAGGAGCGCGCCGGTGGCGTGGACCTGTTCGACCGGAACCTGGGTGCGATCCTCGCTGAGGCCCAGTTCGGTTGGGTTCTTCGCGACCCGAAGGCGTTCGTGAAGCTGACGTCGAAGTGACCTTGTGCCGGGCGGCTCACAAGGCTGCCCGGCCCTTGGCCAGGTGTTCTGAAGAAAGGGGGGATCGATCATGAGTGTGGCGAATCTGGATGATGTGCAGGCTAGTCTGCTTCGGTTTCTCGAAGATGATGAGAAGCCGTGGGTGCAGGCCTTGTTGGATCGGGCTGAGGCCTTAATCCTAGCCAAGATGTCCGGCGCTGTCAACCGTTGTCGCACTGACTTCTACTTCATGTCCGTCATGAAGATGGTCGAAGCTGAGGCAGTCTCCCGTGTCCTCAGAGCACCTGGCGGAGGACTCTACAAGTACGAAACCGAGGGCACCTACACATATAGCGTGAACCAGGCCGTCGCCTCCGGCATCCTGGAGATCACTCAACGCGACTGGGATGCCCTCACTGGCGGTGCCAGCGGGTACGCGGTCGCCGGGGCCGAGATGGACGGGTACGCGCGCAGGCACTACGGCCAGAACGGCGCGAACATGGCACTCACCGTCGACCCCACCTACATCAGCGGCCCCTCACGCCTCGACGAGGCCGGAGTAACCCCCATCATCGATGATGATGAGGTGGCCCTGTGGTAGGGGTCCGGGCCAGGCGGGGCCGCTACCTGGAGAACGGCCCCCACGTCGTCGAAGTCACCCTCGCCATCGTCAAGGAGGGCCGCACGGGCCGCCGCTACGAGCGGGGAGAGACGTTCACCGTCGACAAGGTCCTCGTCCAGCCGTCGGCCGGTAACACCCTCAAAGCGACCGAGAACCGTGTCATCCGCGGTGACCTGACCGATGAGACGGCCCTGAAGATCATGGGCACTGGACGTAAATGGCCGGGCGGCCCGCACTCGTGGGTGAAGATCATCAAGGGTCCTGACTCCCTGGTGGGGAAGACGTTCCAGCAGGCCGGTGAGGCTCTCACCTATGACGCATCCCCCATGACGAAGCATTTCAGTGTCCGCTGTGACACGCTCGGAACGGAGGCCCGATGAAGATCGAGGTCTACGACGACGACAAGACGCATGAGGCGATTGCCGCCGTTGTCGCCGGTAAGGCCGAGTTCCGCGCCGCCGCCCTGAAGGTGTATGGGGAGATCAAGGCTGAGGTGGCCGCCCATAGTGACACGGGTGAGCTCGCTGCTTCCATCAAGCTGGAGCATGGGAAAGTCGACTACAGCATCTCCGGTGGCACCGATTATGACGCGCACGCCGAGTTCGGACACTACGTGTACTTCGATGCTCACGGGCGGCGCACGGACCGGCATAGTGCTGTGCGTCGGGTGAAGGTCCGCGGGATTGGCGCGTTCCGTAAGGTCGTCGCGGCGAACGGGGGATTCTAGTGGCAGTATCCCCCCTCCCCTTCATCTACGCCTACTGCAAGGCTGCGGCCACCACATACGCCCCCGTGTGGCCGATTCTGGGCCGGATCGTGTGGCGCACGCACGGGGACGTGGATGACCCCCTGAACGAGCTCGTGTGCCGCGTCCAGATGACGATTTCGAGGACGCATGATTCTGGGCCGAGGTTCGCGGCCGTTCAGATTCGTGCCCGCCTGTATATGACTGGGCCGGATGGGGATGAGGTATCCGATGCCAGTGACGCCCTGGTTATGGCGCTCGATAAGGCTTGGCGGGACGGGATGGTCACCGCTGAGGGGTGGGCCACCTACCTTGAGTGGACCCAGTTGCCCACACCCGAGACGGATATGGGCACGACGGCAGATTACACCAATATGGTCTCGTCGCTTCAGGTGACGGCCAGGAAGGAGGGGTAGTGGCTACCCTCGCAAACAGCAAGATTCAGATCGCCGGTATTGGGCACGTCTACTATGGTGCGCCCGATACTGAGGCCCCGAATCTCGACGGCTACACTTTCGGGAATGGTTCGACCCTGGAGGCGTCCGGTTGGACGTGGCTGGGCGACACCTCCTCGGAGAACCTGATTGAGTTCGAGACGGATGGAGGCGACACGAGCACCAAGCGCACTTGGGATCGTGAGAGCGTCCGCTCGACTCGTGAGTCCGTCACCAACAAGGTGACCATCAACGCCGTCAACCTCGGTGAGGACGTCATGCGCGTGGCGTTCCCCGGGTCCACCTACGACCCCGTGAAGCGCGCCTGGGACATCGAGCTCGACGCCTCCAGTGAGAAGGCGATCCTCGTGGTCGTCGTCGACGGGCAGCTCGTCAGTGGCTTCCTGTTCCGCCGCGTCTCCCTCGCCGGAAACATGCCCTCACTGAAGCTCGACAACTTCACCGAGGTCAAGATCGCTGGCACCATGCTGTCGCCCGCCTCCGGTAAGAAGCGCGTCCAGATGCTTGAGCCGCGCGTCGCCACCGGTGTCGGTACCGCGAAGCCCACCATCACGACCCTGGCCCCCGCGGCCGGTACGGTCGGCGCGAAGGTCGTCATCACCGGAACCAACTTCGATGGTGTCCGCTCCGTCAAGTTCGGCAACACGGAGGCCACCTTCGAGAAGGATTCGGCTACGCAGATCACGACCTACGTGCCCGCCGGGGTGCCTAAGGGTCCCGCGAACGTCGTCGTCACGAACAACATCGACGCGTCCGACGCGAAGCAGTTCACGGTCAACTGACCGATCTTCTCCGGCCTGCCCCTATCTCAGGGGTGTATGGGGGCAGGCCGGTAACACACCCCTAACACCCCGAGAAGGAGCAGGACATGGAGCCTGAAGAGACCACCACCGTTGAGCGGGAGCTCGCTTTCTCCGAGATGGAGGGGAGCGAGCTGTTCAAACCGATCAGCTCCCTGAGGGCGTCGCAGCGCCTTCGCCTAGCCGCGAAGGTTATGCCGCTCGCTGAGACCGGCGACGATCTCACGGCCGAAGACATCGCGTGCTTCGCTGACCTCATGGACTACCTGGAGGACGGCGGCTTCATCACCGACCTTGAGGGTTGGGGCAAGTTCTTCGACGAGAAGGGCCTCCAGGGGGCCATGAAACTGGCGATGACCTACGCGGGGGAAGCCATCGGCGTTCGGCTGTAAATGATTTCTTCAAGGAGAACCCTGATGCGGCAGCAGATTTCTGGGCACTGTACCGGATTGATGTGTTTGGTCCGTATCGGCTTCCCCTTGTTGAAACTCTGCTCGAACGCCTACCCCACGAGCCGTGGAGCCTGTACCGCGCCAAACAGTTGGGCGGGAACCACTGGTTCGGCTACTCGGCGGACTCTGAGCGCCTCAATGCGCTCATTGATGGGCAGACGCTTCAGACTAAGGCGACGGGTTGGGGGGCAGCTCAGCTCACTGATGCTGAGCGTGCTCCTCGCCCGCTCCAGGAGGATTCCTCCACAGTAGTATCAACTAGGGACACTAACGCGATGGCGGCAGTGCTCGCGGCAATCGGATGAGAGGTCGGGGATGCCCGGTAAAGGAGAAGTTGGTAAGCTTCACGTTAAGGTCATCCCCGATCTCTCTCGGTTTGCGGAGGACCTGAAGAAGAAGCTCAAGCGGATTCAGAAGCAGGTCGGTGAGCTTGAGGTTGAGTTCAAGGCTGATGTCAACCTCAATGAGGAGTCGCTGAAGAAGGCCAAGGAGAAGGTCGAGAAGACCGACGCCAAGGTCGACACCAGTGTCGTGCTGGAGCAGCGTACCCTCCAAGCTCTGAAGCAGAAGATTCAGAACATCAAGTCCGAGGTGAATGTTCGGGCTGACTTGAGTGAGGAGCAGAAGCAGAAGCTCAAGCAGCAGCTCGATGGGCTGCGGTCGAAGATTAACCTTTCGACCAGGCCCCAGGACTTGGCGAAGATCAAGAATGATGTTCGTCTGGCCGCGAAGGACGTGAAAGCTGAGATCAACGCGTCTGAGCGGTCGATGCAGCAGATCAAGCATTCCCTGTCCGCGTTGAAGGCGGATATTCCGGTGGATGCGAAGCTGTCGAAGTCGGCTAAGGCTGAGCTGAAGAAGCGGATCGAGGAAATCCACCATAAGATCGACGTTGACGCTCACCTTTCGGAGGAGTCGAAGAAGAAGCTCAAGCATGAGCTGAAGAAGCTGGACGGTAAGGCCACCGTCAATGCTGACCTTGATGACGGTAAAGCCAGATTCGATCTGAAGAGGCTGCTGCGGCCCAGGAAGCTGACGATTAACGTTCATCTTGGGAAAGCGGCCCTCGCCCGCGCACTCGCGCAAATCAAAGCGTTGGCGGGCGGGAATATCTTCGAGAACATCGGCCGGAACCTGAACGACATGCTCAGGAACCTGGATACGGCGGCCCTGAAGTTCGCTACGTTGGGTACCGCCATCGGGGGGATCATCTCCGTTGCGGGTGGAGGTATCGGGATCATTTCCTCCCTCGCTGTGGGGCTCGCTAAGGCCACTCCGGCGCTCCTGGCCCTCCCGGGGGTTATGGGCGCAGCTGGTGCGGGTGTGGGTATCTTCATCGCGGCGATGAAGGATGCCAAAGAGGTTTTGGAGGACTTGAAGCCGCAGTTCGAGGCTCTCCAGGCGTCCATTTCGACGTCGTTCTGGGATCAGGCTGCCGGTAGTATCAGGAACTTCGCTACCGGGGCGATTGGTGCGCTGACGCCGATCATCACTGAGGTGGCGGCTGAGATGGGTGTGATGACGGCCGCCGTAGCGGAGGCGGCTAACAACCATATCCCGGGGTTCGAGCGTTCCCTGACCTACCTGCGTGACGCCCTGAGCGTTGGTGGTGCGGGCGCGGCGGCGTTCACGAACGGGCTCCTCACCCTCGGGGAGGTGGGTGCGAAGTACCTGCCGGAGATCGCCGTCTGGGCGAACAACCTCGCGTTCTCCTTCGAGGCGTGGGCGACGAAGGCCGCCGAGTCGGGGAAGATGGACCAGTCGATCCGCTCCGCAGCCCGGGCGTTCGGAACGTTGAAGGACATCGTCGTTGATCTCGGGGGGATCATCGGTGGCCTGTTCAAGGCGATGGCTGCGGGGTCAGCCCCGATCGATTCGATCGCCGCGGCCCTGGATAAGGCGAACAAGGCCGTGAACGGGCCACTGTTCCAGTCGACGCTGACTCAGGTGTTCTCCGCCATGGGGGAGGCCGCTGGGCATGCGTTCGCCGGGGTCGGGTCTTTGGGTGAGGCGTTCGTGTCGCTGGCCCCAACACTGTCGCTGATTCTGCCGCTGATTGGGCAGATCATCGAGGTGGGGTTGAAGGGTATCTCTACGGCTCTTCAGGACCCGGCGTTCCAGGAGGGCCTCATCATGTTCTTCGAGGGCGTGTTGCAGGCGGTGCAGGCTCTTGCCCCGGCTATGCCTGCTTTGGCTCAGGCGTTCGGTGCGGTCGCGTCGGTTATGGGGACTCTGCTGGCGGCGGTGGCGCCGCTGGTGGCGACTCTGATTGAGCAGTTGGCGCCGGTGTTCTCCCAGCTGGCGGTGCTGCTGACCCCGATTATTCAGCAGCTTGGTGAGTTGCTGATGCCGGTGATTCAGGCGCTTGGCCCGATCCTTCAGGAGTTGTTCACGCAGCTGGCGCCGATCATCAATGAGCTGTTGGCGGCGCTGGTCCCGTTGATTCCGCCGATCGTTGAGGCCATTACTGGTCTACTGATTCCGGCTTTCCAGCTCATTGGGACGGTTGTGCAGGCGTTGATGCCGATCGTGACGGTGATCTTCAATACGATCGCTGGCGTGATTACGGCGGCGATGCAGGTCATCCAGGGCATCATCAACGTGGTGCTCGGGATCATTAAGGGCGACTGGTCTTTGGTGTGGGAGGGTATCAAGCAGATCGCCAGCGGGTTCTGGAACTTCTTCGTCACTGCGTGGACAGGGTTCGGGAACATGATTGTGGCTATCGCGAAGGCCGCGTGGGCGCTGTTGGGGAACGCGATTAGTGCCGGGTGGGAGCTGATTAAGTCCGGCGTGTCGGCTGCCTGGAACGGCATCATCAACGCCATCACCAATCACATTACTTCGGTCGTGAACGCGGTGAAGGGGCTGCCGAACTCCATCAAGAATATCTTCTCCAACGCGGGGAGATGGTTGTGGGATGCCGGTAAGAATGTCATTCAGGGTCTCCTCGATGGTTTGAAGTCGAAGTTCTCGGCTGTGCAGAACAGTCTGAAGTCACTGACGAGTAAGCTGCCTTCGTGGAAGGGGCCTGAGCAGACTGATAAGACCATCCTGAGGAAGGCGGGCCGCCTGGTCATGCAGGGCTTCCAGGAGGGCCTGGAGGAGTCCTACGGGGCTGTGAAGAGCTCTCTGACCGATTTCACCAGTGACCTGACGATGGATGTGGCCCCGAAGATGGCTGCCAACGTGACCGGGGACTACAGCAAGGCCGTTAAGCAGGCCGGTGGGGAGAACAAGACGGTCGGTGGCCGCCTGGTCCCGGCTGAGAACCGCGGCCATGGGACGGTCGTCAACATTACGAATAACTATCCGCAGCAACAACGCGACTCCCAGACCAGGGATGATGTCGCTGATGGTATCCGTCTCGCGGGCGCCCTGTAGGATGGTGGCATGAGCAGCGAGTACGCCCTGGATGGGGTTGACCTGGACCAGCCGGGTAGGTGGCGTGTCATGGAGGGGACGCTCCTACCGGCTATCCCGGCTCCGAGATTGTCTTCTACGGAAGTTCCTTCCCGTAGCGGGGTGCTCGACGGGGTCGGGGAGGTGTGGGGGACGTTCACCGTGACGATCGCGTTCATGGTGGAGGGGGCCACCCGGGCTGCCCTGGAGCAGAACTGGATCGCTCTACAGGCCCGCCTGCGGGGCGTTTCCCGCCTCTCCACCCTCACCTACAAGCCCGACGGTGTTGGGGCCAGGGACGCCCTCGTGAGGCTCCAGAGCATAGCCCAACCGACCTACCGTCACCGCGAGTGGATCATCGAGACGGTCGCGGTATTCGAGGCCGTGGAAGGTGTCTGGAAGGACCGCGAGTATACGGTGCAGGAGCTCTCCGATATGAAGTTTCTGTCCGGAGGTTCTGCCCCCATCACGGACGCGCAGATCATGCTGCTGCCCACGAGCAACGCGGTCACCGTCCTGGACCAGGTATCCGGGACGACGCTCTCATGGCGCGGCACCGTCACCGGCGGCCAGCGCATCCTCATCGACGTAGCAACCTACTACGCGGTCAAACAGGCCCATGACGGGTGGAATATCGCCCCCACGAACACGGACGTGTCCGGGGAGATCAACATGTCCCCCGGCGGGTTCAGGTTGACGCCCGGCCCGGACGGGAAGATCGCCGTCCTCGTCACCGGCGGCACCGGGTATGCTCGGGCTAGGAAGGCGTACTGATGATTAGGGCTTTCCACCATGGGATGGCGATCCAGGCTGTCGCCTACCGTGTGGGCGGGGATCGCATCGGTATCCTCCCTGACAGTCTGGATATGACGGTCACCTGCCCTAGGGGGCAGGCTGCGACCCTCCAGATGAACTACGCGCCCAGCAGTAAAGCTGTCCGGGGGCACCTCCTGGAGGAGGAGATCGAGGTCGCTATCGAGGCGACCTTCGATGGCCGTAACTGGCGTGAGATGCCGGACTCCCGGTTCGTGACCCAGAAAACCGAGTCGAACATCAAGAACCCGGGCACGGACTCCCGCACCGTCGACGCGATCCACGTGAGCGATTATTTGAAGGAGGCTCTCGTCTGGTCCGTCCCCGCGGGGAGTGAGGATAAGGAGGGGAAGTACAAGTTCCTGTCCCGGAACCCGGGTGAGATTTTGCGCACCGTGTGGGACGCTGCCGTGGCGCGCGGCTGGGGTAAGGGCCTCACTCTCGACTGTACGACGAAGGCCGACTCAGCGAACCACCCGTGGGCGAAGATCGTCACCTTATACTTTGACCCGTCGATCAGTATCCTCCAGATCGTCGACTCCCTCCGTGACCTGGGGATGATCGACACCGTGTGGCAGGGCCGCACCCTGAAGGTGTACAACGCGGACAGCTCTCAGGCCCGCGACCTCACGGCAAGCGTGCGCTGGCCCCTGTCCACGATGCTCACCGGCGCCCCTGAGGCGAAGACGTGGGGGGATATGTGTACCGACGTCCTCGTCAAGGGGGAGGGCGGCCGTAAGTGGCGAATCCACAATGATCTCGCCCCCACCAGCATGCGGCGGATCGAGAAGATCGTCGAGGCCGGTGGTGTGGAGTTGGAGGCCACCGCCAGGCTCGTGGCTGAGGCGACCTTGAAGTCCGGGGCGCACGTGAGTGAGCAGATCAAGCGGGAGTGGAAAGCCACCGACGTGCATCTCCTCCCGTGGGAGGACTACCGGCTCGGCGACTGGATCATGGTGGAGCGCCTGAGCGGGATGGAGAAGCTCCAAGTCGTCCAGATCAGTATCACCAAGGGGGCGAATGGGGTCACCGGGCACACGACGTTCGGGACGGTCCTCGACTCTCTTCTAGGCCGGTTGACGAAGCGCACGAAAGGCATCGTGGGGCTCGCTACCACGCCGACGGGGCAGAAGCCCACCCCGGACGTGAAGAAGAACTGGCCGCAGAAGCCCGGCGGCCTGGTCGTCTCCTCACACGCTATCATCCAGGCGAACGGGTTCCCCGCCGCCGTCGCCTCCCTCTCCTGGGGTCCAGTCACCACGGATACGCAGAACGTCGCCGTCGAGGTCACCGGCTATGAGATCGCCGTCTGGGAGGAAGGCGCGAACGCTGGACCCTCGTTCACCACCCGGTCGAATCAGGCGTCCATCGGCCCATTCCCCCCGGGGTCGAAGCAACGGTTCTGGGTCCGCGCCACCAACAACGATGGTGTGGGGAACTGGTCGGATGAGGTGAAGGCGACGATGGCCTCCGATGTGGAGCCGCCGCCGGTTCCGTCGAAGCCTGTCGTGTCACAGACGCTCGGCGTGTTGAATGTCTACTGGGATTTCAAGGGTTCCCGGGGGGAGAACATGCCCCTCGACTACCGGGGCGTGGAGGTCAGTGTCCAGCACCCGGGCAGGCCAGCTGAGGCTGTCACGGACATGCCAACCCCCATGCAGCGGACAGCGATCGCTGGCCTGGAGATTCGCGACTATGAGGTGAAGCTCCGCTCCTACGACCGGTCCGGGAATAAGTCGGACTGGTCTGCGGGAGCGACGATCAAGCTTGAGCAGAACATCGACGCTGACGCTATCGCTAAGCAGGTTGAGGATAAGCTCAAGGGCTCGGACGCTCTTCAGCAGGCCGCCCGCGAGGGGACTCTGAAGGAGATGAAGCATCTCACGGAGTCGATGACCCAGGTAGCTGAGTCGCTGGTGAGCGCCGGGCCTATCCCGCCGGATGAGGGTAAGATTGGGGCGAGTATCTGGGTGGCTCCTGATGCCCGCGTATTCGTTCTCCGAGCAGAAGGAGATAAGTAGTGCAGCCGTATGTAGCTACTAAGCAGTGGAAGGACGGTTTTGGTGCGGGGGAGACTCGTATCACTGCCGCTGACCTGACCCGTATGGAGTCGGGTATTAGTGCCGCCACTCAGGGTGTCACGAACTTGGAGACCCGGGTAGGGACTCTGGATTCGTCGGTCACCTCCCGCCTACAGTCCATGCGGGATGCCATCATGGAGGCGGCTAGGCTGCTTATCCCGGTTGGGGCGATCATGCCGTTCGCCGGTTCCGCGGCCCCGGATGGGTGGTTCACGTGTAATGGGCAGCTGTTGAACCGGAATACGTACGCGAAGCTGTTCGCTGTGATCGGCACGACTTACGGGTCGACGACTGGGGATAATTTCAGGGTGCCAGATATTCGGGACCGGTTCCCCACCGGTGCTGGCGCCTCCTACTCCATCGGCGCGACCGGCGGTGCCGCACAGGTTGTCCTCTCCCAGCAGCAGATGCCGTCCCATACGCACGATATCGGCGGTAAGGCCGGGACGGCGATGATGAATGGTGTCGGCATGTACGTGTCGAACCTGACCTCAGGAACCGGGTGGCAGGCGCTCTCGACGACTGAGCAGGGGTCCGCGTCCGGCCTGATAGCTAAGCCCGCTGGCGGTAACCAGGCGCACGAGAACCGGCCCCCGTACATTGCGTTCCCCTTCATCATTAAGGCGTCCTGATGCCCGGCCCCCAGAACCCGGCCGCAGCGGACCCAAAAGCTAGGGGCGGCCAGTACGTAACCAGCCCGGGGTTCGCGTCCCCAGGCCAGTCGACACCCTCGCACTCCCGGACAGCCCCAGACTCGACGGTCGTCTACAGCCCCAAGGGCTGGCGGTGGGAGGAGGCTGGGGATAACTACAGTCTCGCGGCCTCCAAGCTGGCTGGCTCAGCTATCGAGTCTGCCGTCCGGCGCATGCGCACGACGTTCGGGCAGGTCTTCTACATCAAAGGCGTGGCCTCTACCGAGCCCCCATTCAACGGTGAGGCCGTCGGCGACACCTGCCGCGTACAGGACGCGATCACCCTGGATATCGTCGACGAGTGGCGTTGGACCGGCTCCCGGTGGGAGCGGATGCAGATCACCAACGAACACATCTCGAACCTCGATGTCGGTAAGCTCACTGCCGGGAGTGCGTCGATCAATGAGATCGCGGCCCGGAAGATCGCCTCCGATGTGGGCCGGTTCTTGGAGCTGACGACCGACCAGCTGACCGTCACCGGTAACGCTTCCTTCGTGGACCTCACTGCCCGCCATATTTGGGCGCGGATCATGACCGCCCAGGAGGGTGAGTTCGAGAAGATCAAAGCTGGGATGATCGCCGCGAACTCGATCTCCGCGGATAAAATACAGGTTGGCGCGTTGGATGGGCAGGTCATTACCGGCGCCACCATCCAGACTAGTAAAGAAACGAATCGTGGCCTGAAAATCAGTGATTACGGTCTCCAGGTGTATGACTCTAATGGCTGGAAGTCCCTGGACGTCAACGCCGTCACCGGTGAGATCATTCTGGATGGGCGCCTCGGCCGCCGCGACACTTGGTCTGAGGTGTTCTTTAACAACATCGTGTACAGGAACACGCTGACGGATGTTGGCCCCAACGGCGAGAAAATTGGGTGCGGCCTTTCGTTTAGGTCTTTTGAGGATGACTGGTGGGATGGGACTATCTCTTTAGAGAAGGCCTCAACCGGTGACCCATCGCTTACTATCCAGGGGCCAATTCAGAAGAATCTGTCGTGGAAGTCTCCGTATATAACGATCGGCACGGCGGCTATCTCTATGTACACGCCTGTGTCTAACGCGTCGTTCTCGTTCAACGCTGGCGGCATTAACTTGCAGGCCAAGGACGTGTACATGTGGATGAACGACCAGGGCATATCTTTCGGGACAAAGAGCGACAATACTCCGCGTCTGTATGTCGGGACAGCCAACTACAACATCCGTCCCACCACATGGGCGCGCGGGGGACTGTGGGGGAATAACTCCGCCATCACAATGGAATACGACCCCTCCAATCAGGTGTGGATTGGGTCTGATGGCGTACACATCACGAGCGGCAAGAAGTTCACTATGCGCGTTCCGCGTCTTACCGCGGGGGCCTGTGGCTTGACCACTCCTGTACCGAATCCCCATACGACGGGATCGAGTACTGGGAGCAGGTCACTCTTGACGGCTCCGGGCGGGCGGTCTGGACGCTACCAGACTATGTTCCCGCTATCGCCTCGAAGAAGGCCCCGTGGATTGTTCTAACCGGGGATGGGGCATCAGCGCGGCTGGACCGCTCCGGTGACTTGTGGGAGGTGCACGTCACCGGCGCCCCCGGGAGTGAGGTTCCTGTCCTCGTTAAGGGTGCCCGCATGATTGATGCGGACACTGACCCGGAGACTAACGAGCCGATCATGCGCGATTATGCTCGCGAGTCTCCGTGGAGGCTGGGCCCGCCGTCGCCACCTGAACCAGGTCAGGGGGGCGGGGACCCTGAACCCCCAGTTACCC